CAATTCTTACAGTTACCTATTGACGTAGCTACTGCAATGTTTACACCTTCAGAAGGCAGCGCTGTAGCTAAACTCTCTGCTCAAAAAAAAAAGACTAATTTAAGTGATCCACAAGAGAAGCCAAGCTCTGTGAATTGAGCTTTAAGCTCTTCGATTGTTGGTGCTTTCATTCTTTCTTAGTTCTTTATCGCGTTTAGTTAAATAGACTTTGAGCTTTTTCTCATAGTCTTTACGTGTCTGCTCTTCCTTTGTTATCTTCATTTAGTTAGTAAAGTTACGAATGCTAAATCTATACCATGGGTTAGCACTATCAATAGCAGCTCTGCTAAAAGCTACTTGACTCTGCCTGTTCACTACACGAATGGGTGTAATATCAGGGCTTGTATTATTGCTATATTCGGGATAGTCTGCATTATTAGCGCACAAGTAATCTACTAAACGCTGAGTGTAATAGTTAGCGTTCTCACGTGCCATGTCTCTAAGACTTGCAAGCTCACTTGAAGAAATAGCTGTAGTGTTTTCAGATTGGCGAGTAACTAAATTACCGTTATCGTGCTTATACATCAGCATAGGATAAAGCTCTACCATAGTCCACCATGCAGTTGGTTTAACGATATACTCATTTAATAAAGTCTCATACACTCCTGCTAACGTGCCATTCTCTATCTCAGATTTAATCTTGTTAGTTAGATTAGTGCCAAGCCAAAGTGTGATGTACTTATCTTGAGCCAAGTAAATTGCAGGGCGAATTAAGTTAGTATCTACAGCTTCATTCAGCTGAGTATATTTCTTAAGGAATTCCTCGTTAATGAAAAGTATTTCGGGTGCTATTGCCATGTTATTAGTGTTTAATTGTTTGTAGGATATCTGCCTTGGTCATCCATATCAAATGGGCGAGTGTTAGCTGTAGCAAAGTCTTTAGCTATATCTTTTAAAGGCATGCCTGCTCTTATTGCTTTAGCTACTGAGATTGGATTACTTGAATCTAATCCGTTATCTGCAATAAATCTTCCCTTTTCACGCTTTCTAAAATATACTCTGCGCTCCCAGTTGTGTTTACAATTGACTGAGCCCTTGTATAACCACACGCTATAAGTACTGCCATTATGGCCCATGTTAGGATTCAGCTCATTAGTATCTGATTCCATTGCTTGCAAATCTTCATAACGATAAACATATCCAGCTTTAGATGCGCTTACCATTTGGCGGCAGAACTTGCGACTATTACCACTAAGATTCTTTGAATAGCTGTACCGAATTTTGTACAATCCGCTATCCATTTGGCTTCTCTCATCAGGATTAGCGTAGCTTCTAACTGATGCAAGATTAACAGGCTCAGCTTCGATAAGCTCCCACTCTTCCTCGTCTACTATCTCGCCCTTATCCTCTAAGAATTCACACCACCAAGCCTCGTCTTCATCTGTAAAGATTGGCTTCTCTTGTGGATCACTTAAATTAGTCTTTTTTTTTTGAGCAGAGAGTTTAGCTACAGCGCTGCCTTCTGAAGGTGTAAACATTGCAGTAGCTACGTCAATAGGTAACTGTAAGAATTGAACTAAGAATACGATTGCTTGTTCTTTAGTTAATGCTCCACTACCCACAGCTGCTACAATTTCTAAAGCGCTTGCTATCTGAGCACCGTTGTAAGTTACATCACTTACTGATGCTCCTGCTGGTGCTACAGGTGCAGCTGTATTAGGATCAGTAGTTGCATTATCTGCAACAGTTGGAGGAGTAGTTGCTGCTATTGCTGCATCCATTTCATCGCTGAATAAATCATTAGATTCGATGTATACATCAGCAACAATACCCATAGCCTTAAATACTTCCTCAATTGAATCTGTAACGATTTGCTGATATGGCTCAATTATATTCTTATTAAATATTCTGTAAGCTTGTTTCATTTCGTCAGCGTTGCTGCCTAAGCCACCTGCATCGCGAATACCAAAAAGTAGGGGTGAAGTAACTCTATGCGCTGCTAAGATGTTCTCTCTTGACTGAGTGCTTAGCTCCATCCATTGCTTATCCGCATCGGACATTGGTACTAAGTCTAAACGCGGAGCTCTATCTGCTGATTCGTTAAAAGTAAATACTACCTTACCTGCCTTCTTAGCACCCATCATGGTCTCCCAATTTCTGCGAATAGCCATCTGCTCTTCGGGATCAGGAATACCGTTATTCATGTGAAGGAAGTAAGACGGTGCCATACCGTTACTTAAGAAAGCTCGGTAGAATTCGCTTATCTCTCTTGTGATTTCGATGTAATTAATAGCACTATAATAGTCAGGCTTAGGATAGTAAGCGCTGCCTGGTGTCATTATACCCACAAATAGCACTTGAGAAGGCTCATCACTTTTTGTAGTTGGGTTATACATAGGAATGAACGTAGGAATGTTTTTCTTCTTACGTATATCGTTCCAATCTTTAGAGTAATAAACACCCGGTATAACATCCTCGTCATTTGCTACAGCAAGCCTAACGTTTTCGTAAGGAAGATGGTTAATCTTAGCTACAGTTGTTCTATCTACTGACCAAATAATTTCTAAGTAGTAACCACCTTGCATCTTAGCGTCAAGCGTTATAGGCCTTCTAATTGAATTTAATTTAAGTCTATCTATCTCACGCTGAGCAGCAGGATTATTGCTCTTAAATTCCTTCCCTGCAATCATAAAGGCTATGCTCATAGTTAGTGCTGAGTGCACAGGTGAGCTATAGTACAAATCTATAAGATAGTCGCTGAATAAGTTAGCCTCGCCTAAGGTTACCCATCCTTTAGGAGTTTCTTTCTCTACTGCTTCTTGAGGCATTGCTGCGCCAAGATTAACTAACATGGGTGCTGAGTGTTGTATCTTATCCATTGTAGGCTATATCGTTATCTATTGTTAGGTTAGGCTCTGTGAATCGCGGAGTAGTAATATCTTCTACTATCAAATATCCTTTCTCAATTACTCCTTCTACTACTGCATTGGTAGGATCCAAATTAGTGCTGCTATTCTGCCCATAAACGATATAACTAAAGCGAGCTGGATAGTTAATTAATAGGCTTGCAGCTAAAGGTGTGTTGGCATTTGTGCCAATCTGAATGGTAGTGTACCTATCATTCTGAGCTATCTGATTAGGAATAGCGTAAAGCTTTTCAAGTGTCTGCTCGTTAGTTAATTCAAGCAGGTAATCTGTATAACTATTAGCAAGCAAAAGCTCCCCTTCCTTTAGTGTAAGGTAGAGGAGCTGTGCTGCTGTATTTTTCAGTAGGTAAATCATGCTTTAAATATAGCACTAATTTACTTATAATGTTCCGCCTGTAACAGTTACATCAGCGAAGTTTTCAAATGGAGTTTCTGTTCCTGAGAATTGGTCAAGTAAGTAAGCCTTATCTTTTTCCTCTCCAGTTAGTGTGATGGTATATCCTGACATGTCTCCCTTGGCAGTTCCACTTTGAGTAGTGAATGCAGTAACTTCTACACCATCTTTATAACCACACATCCAAATGTTATCGTTATTATCTTGTACAAATAATACATTACGACCTTTAGAAATGTTTTGAAGTTGTAGTGAACGTGCAGCGCTCATACCATGGAATGAAGCTACAACAGTTTGTGTATAGTAAACAGTACCATTTTCGATAGAGATTGCAGCCTCCTCTGTGAATGATCCTGTATGCTTAGGTAATTCAAATTCAAATACAGTACCTTCAGCAAGTGCAGTAACTACATTCGTAGTTTCGTCAATAGTGGCGGTATTAGAGAAATCAGCATAAGCACCAAGGTAAATCGCTTTGATTCCTCCTATTGCTTCCTTACAATTTACTAAAAAACCACCGGTTGTTAGACAGCTCATGTTCTTATTTTTTTAAGTTATTTAAAAATACTTTGCAAAGAATGGGCAGCTATTAGCTAACCCACTCTTTTAACAAAGGAGTATTATTTAGTTATCGAATCCGATAACGATGTCTCCAAGTACAGCGTACTGAACACCAGCGCGGAAGCGCATAGCCATTCTTAAATTGTCTGATGCGTCGGTAAAACTCATGTCTACGACCTTGACTTCATTAAAATCCGAATTTAGATCTGTACCAAATACTAAGTTCTCAGGTGTAGCTAAGATAACTACTGAATCAGAGATACCTGGGCAAACATAAACATCATATCCGTTGAAGGTCAATGGGAACTGAGCAGTGCCTTGGAAAGTTTGCAAGTAACCCGCAGTAGCCAAAGCTTGACGGTAAAGTTGAGCAGTCTTACGGTTAACGTAGATTTTCAAATCAGGTGAACCTACCAATGTAGCAGGCAAAGCATCTGTACATAACTGAAGCTTAGCGATTACGTTAGTAGCATCCAAAGAAGCTGCGAAATCTACATCAGGAGTACCACCTTTACCGGCATCGATTAAGTATTGCAATCCGTTGAATCCTGTGAATCCTGAAGATGGCCAGTTACCTTTCCAAATGTTGCACTCAATCTCTTGTGCTACTTTAGCAGCCAAGTGAGAAATTAAGAAATCAGAGAAGTTAGCAGGAACAACATCATTGATGAAACCTCTTCCTGTTTGAGAAGCTTCCCAATCTTTTGTAAATTCTGCTTTACAAAGTTGGATATTAACCATAAGGTCAGTTACAGTAAGTACACGCTCAGTAAGAGTAAGTGCAGCATCTGAGTTATCAAAGTCGCAAGTAGCAGCTTGTACCAATCCTGATGAAGCCAAGATTTTAAGTACTGCTTTGTACTTTACGTTTTCTTTAACTGTGATGTAGTTGTTTGCAAGAGTGTCTCCCGAAAGGACAGCAGCTGCAATGTACGGTAGCGCTAATTCGCCAGCGTAAGATGAGGTGATGGTCAAGTTATCAGCCATTTTGTTTTTGTTTTATTATTTGTTTTTGTATTTAGCTACGATTGCACGAGTTCTATCTTCGATGTTACTCATGGCGGTGATGTTTAAAGGTGCTACCGGTGCTGCTTGGCGAGATTGCTTAACAGTTGTAGCAGCAGGTGCTTTAGAAAGCTCAGTAATCTTGCTTTCAGCAGCGCTTAACTTAGCTTCGAATTCAGTAATGATGTTGTTTAACAACCCCTCTACTTGCTCTTTAGAGTAAGTCTCAGCTACTTCTTGCTCAACAGTTACCTCTACCTCAGTAGAAGGCTCTTCAGCATCAGCAATAGACGCGATTAAGCCACTTGCTACAACGATTTTCTTACCGTTGTCCAATGTGTATTCGCCATCAGCTAAAGGTGAAGGATTGCCATCTGCATCCATTACGAATATCTCTACTCCCTCTGCCCATTCAGCAGCAGGTGAATAGATCATAGTACCATCCATTAAAGC